TGGATTAGTCGTTGGATCTCCAAGGATCTTTTGATCCTTTTCAATATGCTGTTCTATTGTTTTCATTGTTGTACCTCGTTGATACATTAGTATTTATGGGCATTATGAAGATTTCCTTGGTATCGAATCTTTCAATAATATTGCTTCAGTAGTCATATTACTACCAACAATCTTATGTGTCAACCCACCAATGACATATCTTCCACTATATTTTCTATCTATATCCGTAGTATTATTCCTTTTATAGGTTGCAGGTATAACTATATTAATTCCATGTCCTGCATACAGATCAAGATTACCAGGAAATTTAACCATCAACTTAATATTCTTTAGAGACTCAATCCTCATCCATTGGTATGCCTGAAGTTCTACCAATTCTTCATAATTTTTTTGAGGGTTGTTTACAAATTTTGGATCAAAAATTTGATTTGATAGAATAGTATATCTTGTACGTCTTGGATAGTCAACAATACTTTTAATTCTAGTATCCAATTGTGATAATGGATTGACTGCTGTACTCTCGTTCAAATGTGACATCTTTGGCCAAATAGCAGATATACCATAACGGTAAGCATTCACTGACATATCTGTACTTAATCCCATCTTAGATTGTGTTACAGTAACAGGATCAAACCCCATACTAAATCCTGCCCAAGCACCGTTACGCAATCCAGTTAAGAAATCTCTCTCTTCTGGAAATACTATAGTTTCAATTTTAAATTGATCAGCACCATCTGTACCAGATGATTTTGTCGAATACACATAGGTGTACAACTTAGTCTCACCTGTAGTAAAATTACTGTCTGACTCAGTTTGATTGTTTACATTATCAATCATTTTGTCAATAGACTTAAAATTAAAACCTAAACCATTTTCCCAAAAAAGAAATCCATTTTGAAGAGTACCACCCTTCCTTGCTTTTCGTACTGATCTTTGTGTAAGCCAATAGATACAATCAAATGGTCTCCAATTTGTTGCTATAAATTGCTGTTTATTTGTAGATTCTTCAATATAAATCTTCTTTTGAGTTCTTATATACCTTTGATCTGTCTTTAAAATTTGCTCTACAATTTCAGAAGATGACGTAGAACCAAATACAACCTGACTATTACCAAATACATTAGTGATCTCATTCTGTAAAAACTCATCACTAGCACAATTAACTATAAATGAATCTGCTTTATCCAATCTTGTTCTTGCCTCAATATCATATGCCCGAACATAATAAACTCTATCAATAATTGTTCCACGAATCACAATTCTGAATTGTTCAGATCCAGTCATGGCACCTATAAATCCAGAACCATCGTTAAAAAGAAGTTTTGCTTCTATAGTTGATGAAGTAATACTTTCATAGATTTCAATACCTGTAATAAAATCATAAATGTCATCAGCACCTTCAGAACTTTGAAGTTTTTGACCATCTCTAAAAACGTTTACTGATACTTCAACATCACCAGCTTCATTTCTTCTGATGCTCCCACCTTTTAAAACGCTATTAGTTGTTGTACTCATCTGACTAAACCTCTCATATTGTTCCATCCAGATTGTAAAGTGGATGCAATAGATCCTACTCCACCAGAACTACTTGGAATCATTGTTGGGTTACCTGCTCCTGTCTGTCCTGCCACTGCTGCCAATGCTGTATGTGCTGCTTGGATTGCTTGACTATTTACCCCATTTTGTTGAGCAACTGCTGCCATAACTTCCTTAATCATTTCTTGACTTCTCTCAGCTACCTGACGACGTGCATTATTTCTTTCTTTTGTCTGTTGCTCCAATCTTGTCTGCTGCCTTGCTTGTTGGAATTGAGCTGACCTGTCACCGCCTGGGAATGGACTTTTATTCTTTCCAGCAGCACTCCCTTGGTTTCCAAATAGATCAAATAGATTTCCCTTTCCATTTTTCTTTGATGTTAAATCCGCATCTGCTATCCCTTTACTAGTGCCTTCACGACCACCCTCACGACCACCTTCACCTATATGTCCATGAAGACTATTACCACCAGCATATTCCTTACCAGGTTCTGATAATATTGGTGTAGTACCTGCTTTAGCACCAATATACTTAAAGTGAGCACTATCAGGATTATGATTATAAACATATTGCCAACCATAACGTTTACCATTTGCTTTCAACCATTGATATCCTTCACCATTAATATCAAGTGCTTCACCATATAGATGATGTGAATTAGGATCTCCACCAATTTCCTTGTTTTTAGATTTACTTCTACCAGAACTTGCAACAAATGATCCTAAGTCGATTCCAGAATCTTTCATTGCTGCAGCAAACATTTGTGCTGCTGGTTGTGAAAATACTAGAGGTCTACCACTTTGATCCCTTGTTCCTGCAACAGTATATCCAGAACCTGTATCAGGGTGTGATGCAGGTTTGACTGCCTTTACTTTATTTTGTGTTTTTGTTGTCTTATCACTCTCATCTGTTTTACCAAATATACTCTTAATACCACCCATAAATTTTGAGAAGATATTACCACTCTGTCTCCTTCCCGAACCACTATCAGAAGATGAAGAAGTTTTATCTGTATCTTTCAAACCAAGAACATCAAATCCACCAACTTTTAATGCTCTGATCATTCCTTCACTATACTTGTCAGTAGTATATCCTTTTTTAATATTTTCAGGATCTGCATTAGGTGAATATGCTGGTGCAACTGCAGCAATACCATCTAAAATATTACCAAAAGCATTGTAGTTTTGAGGGTGATTACCTACATTATGCCATAAGTTAATATTATCTTTTGTTGCTGCGAATAAATTAGGATATTTTGACCAACCATTAGTAAAACCATCTCTAGGAATAGTACCCCATCCCCTATCACCAGTTTGACCAAAAGCATTAGTTCTGTTTGTAGCATTATAAACACTCTTAATCGCAGAATTTAGATAACTTGACTCATGCATTGCCTGAGCAGCAACAATTTCAGGGAACTTTGCTCCTCCTGCTTTTTTTGCTAGATTATATACATGATCAAATGCAGCTTTCTGCGAAAGCACCAAACCTTTTGGTAGAGTTCCTCCTCTACTAAAACCAGGTATGTCAAATCCCAGACTCTTAGCTTCACCTAACCTTTTATTTGTTAAGTTTGGTTGTGTTTTTGTTCCAGGAGTATCAAAAGGAACGACGAAAGCTCCCCCATCGCTCTTTCTAGCAACGTACTCAGTTCCGTGTCCGATGAACGAAGTGGATCTCCCTCCATCCAATGAAACTCCATATCCTGATTGTGGTCCACTAATCCATCCTCCTAGTGCTGCTGAAGGTTTATCACCTTTATTGGTGAATAATATATTTTTTATTGATTCGTTTAGGTTACTCCAGAAATTACCTGCAGACTTATCATCTAGATCAGTATCCGTATTTATTTGGATATTAACATTCTCACCTAAATTAAAGTCTATCGCACCTGTGAGATTACCATCCTTATCAAGGGTTACGTTTCCACTATCACCACCTAAGGTTACACTTGCTTTATCAACTCCTGCATATTCTTCAGACCCGTCATCTCTTGGATCTGGTCTTCCACCAGTTCCATCCTCCTTCATATATTCATAAAGTTTATATCCACCATAAGCAGTTGCTGCAATTAATCCAAGTGCTCCAGCTCTACCTAGTAATCCCCTTCTTCCTCTAATTAGATTGTTATGAAGAAAAATAAGTACATTACCAAAATCTGTAATAATTCTAGTTGGATTACTTAACCAACGCATACCCAATAATAAAGTTCCAAGTCCAGTTAATCCTTGTACAAGTCCTCCTATTTTTTCCCAAGGTTTAGAAGTATCTGATAGTAACGTATATAATCCTTCAATAGTATTAACAACACCAAATTCTGCGACTTTAAAGATGAACGTTACCAACTTAGAAAGGGCTTCGATCATCCTTGATATTTTTTCTCTGTTCGCAGGATCAGATAACCATTTCAAAGCAGGAATAACAATCGCTGCTTTAATCAGTCCACTCAACATCTTGAACAGACCTTCTAACCAACTTTTTTTCTTTACTAAAGCAGCAGGACTAAATCCAGAAAAAGGTTTCTTCTTTTGTGTTTTTGTATAGTTTGCTTCAAAATCCTTTTGACTTTTCTTTGCTAATTCTAATCTTTGAAGTTGAATTCTTTTAAAATCTTTAGTAATTTTTGCAATAGAGTTTACAGTTGCACCAAGATTGTTGATAGCAACTGTATTCATATTGAGAGATTTTACAGTTGCACCTTCTACAGATTTAGCACCACCAGTGGGTTCTGTTACCTGTACAAATTTGTAAAAATTAATTTTTGAACTTTTTTGTATAGTCGCCATTATTTCGATCTCTCAAGCAGCGAATTAGGTGCAGAAACAATTATTTGGGTGCCACCCCCAGTATTTATTGCTACTGCTTGAGGGATAGTAACTATTTTTTCAATAATCGTGGGAATAGGAATAAACTCCATAGCTTGTTCCATAGCATATTCAGCAGAGATACCTCCCTCGGTTAGTGCTTGCTGATGTGCCGACTTTACTGCACCAAGAATTTTAGGATCGATACCCATCTCTGATGCAATTTGTGTCATAGCAGTAATTTTATCACCACCACCAAATAGACCAGTAACTGCCTTAAGGACTCCTCCCATACCCTGTTGTTCTGCAATCTGACTAATCAGACCCATAGGATCGTTCCTAAATGAGTCTATCATTGCCATTCCCTTCGTAACCATAGCACCCATTTCAGGATTGAAAGCACTTAAAGCACCACCATAGTTACCACTCATAATATCAGAAGCAATACCACCCCACTTAGGATTAAACGTATTTAAAGCACCCATATAGTCGCCACCCAGAACTTGCTGTCCAATTTGACCCCATTTGGAACCCATGAAATTATTAAATCCACTGGTTAAGGCACCCCATGCATTAGCACCGCTATGATACATATTCGCTAAACCTTGACCAAAACCACTAAATCGTAAGTTCTGCAACCATTGAGGTTGACTGATAGCATTAACTGTATTGATATTAGCAAACTGTCCCAATCCACTTAGTCCAGCAGAAAGAGCACCCATAATATCACCATTCATCGCAGAATTAACACCATTAACAATTGCCATTGGTATTTGCATACCAGGAATGAATGATAATGCAGTACCTACTATAGGATTACTAGCAATTTTCGTTACACCCTTCCATACACCACTAACAGCTTTCTTTACACCTTTGAATAAACCACCAAGGAAGAACTCTGGAAGTTCTCCACCCTCTGCAAAAGGCCACCAACCTTTCTTTTTCTTCTCTTCCTTTTCAGGTTTTTTCTTAGAGAAAAGACCAGACCACCAACTTGTCTTCTTCTCTTTCTTTTTCTCTTGTTTCTTTGGTGTCTTTTGCTTCTTACCACCACCAAATAGATTACTAAACCAATTACCTGACTTCTTCTTTTCTGTTTTCTTTATCTCTTCTTGCTTCTTACCACCACCAAATAGATTACTAAACCAATTACCTGACTTCTTCTTTTCAGGCTTGTTGTTAGATTTAAAGTTTTCAAATAATGCACTAATATCTCTATTTTCTGAAATCGTTCTGGCATAATTAAGTTGTTTTTGCAACTTAAGTTGTGCGATATCATCCAGTTGATTTCTTGTTCCTAAACCTAACTTTCCGAACCAACCTTGTTTTGATCTTGCTTCTTGAAGTTTTGCTAATTCAGTTTCATAGTATTTTATAGTTGCTTCACTACCAGTTGCTAACCATCTTTCTCTTACTTTATTTTCATTAGCTCTATCAACACGTCTCTGCAGTGGATCCATCAGAACAGCGTCTGCGATTTCATTAATAGTATAATCAGCAACAAGAGTAGCAATAATCTGATATGGAGTACCACCCTTGATCTTTGATGCACCGCCTTTTAGCTTACTAAACCAATTACCTTTTACACCACCAGTACCTGTAGTTACCTTAGTATTTTTGAAGAAGTTACTGAACCAAGTACCCAATCCAGGTTTACCGCCCATCCCTTGTGTTATCTTACTGGGATCAGCTTTGGGCTTGAATAGTTTTCGCCACCAACCACCACCTGCACCACCAGTACCTGTAGTTACATTACTCTTTTTGAATAGTTTATTCCACTGTTTAGACCACCAACCTTGTCCTTTTGGGGCACCACCACTAGTTACTCTATCAGAAGCTTTCTTACCAAATAGTTTTTGCCACCAAGTACCGCCAGCTTTACCACCTTCACTTACAACAGGTTTTTGCCCAAAGAATCGTTTAGTATTTCTTACCCATTCTCTAATTTTTCTAAATGGTCCTGTTGATCTTCCCCCACTTTCTGTAACTTTAGGTCTAAATTTTTCACCAGGTCTGGTTTTTGGTTTGAATTTATTATTTGGATTCTTGTTTTTGTTTTGGTTTCTATTCCTGTTTTTATTCTTGTTTTTACCACCTTTGCCTTTGCCTTTACCATCTCCAGTAAGTAAATCGACTAGCCAGAGAATATCAGTAATAATACTGAAAGGGTTCATCAGGTATTTCAACCCAATGATACCCTTCATCATAGTACCAATACCACCTAACCTTTCTATAAATGTCCCATTAGGATCTGATAGAGCAGAAAATCCGTCTAGAATATTAGTAGTAAATCCTGCTGCCCAACCGAATAATTTAGAAAAAACAAAATGCGTCTTCTCTAGAAAATCTGATAACTTCTCAATATTAGCAGGATCTGATGCCCATTCAAGTACTTCCTTTGTAATAGCAATTTTAGCTATCCAACCAAGAAATTTTCCAATGGGTGCTAAAAATTTTTCTATCCAACTAAGTCCACCCTTAGCAATCTTTAAGGATGTTTTGGATAGTTTAGGTTTTTGTTTTGCTACCTTCTTATTTTCTATTGCTTCTTCTGCCGCCTGATCTAATTCTTTTCTTTCTCTGCGACGTGCTAGTTTTGCTCTTAACTGCTCATTCTTAATTTGAGCAAGTGAAATATTTTCTATATCCTTAACAACAGTTCCTAGTCCAGAGATCGTACTCCCTAATCTATTCAATGCTAAGGTTTGTTTTCTTACAGCAGCAACTGTTGGAGATTTCACATTTGAAACTCCAGGATTTACAAATTTGTAGGTTTGTAATTTAGCCACCAGCTGCTTTTTGCTCCTTCATTCTACGTTCCTCTTCTTTAAGGAAATTGACTAACATATTCACATAGATCTCCTTTTCCCAAGGCATCAGATTATCGATATGAGCGATATCCCATTTATGATGATGCATTAAGGAAAAGTTTCCTTCATAATAAGCCTGTAGATTGGTGTGAAGAAGAGCTATTCGAAAAAACTCGCTAGACCCTCCAATACAACATCACTTTCAACTCCAGTATTAGGGTTAGTAACCTTAACAGTGTGTTGAAGTTTAGGCATTTTTTCAAAAAACTCTTGTATCATCATAAATTGCTTGCTATTCATTTGATCAAAAAATTCTATTAATTCCTTTTTAGGAACACTAGAACAATCATAAACTTGATTAGCATCAGAAATTGATTCTACACAACTTGCTGCCATATCAAAAACTTGATCAACCTCAGCACCCTCACCAAAATTCATAGCAACGAATGTTTCAAGACTGGGGTATCCCATTGTAATAGCAACTTCCTCAGAAATCTTAAGATCTTTTTTATGACCTCTAGTTTTCTTGACTTTAATTTCGTCTAAAGGAATAGAAACTGATACACTAGTTTCATTATCATCAGGACAAACTACATTGACATCTACACTTTCACCAACAGATTTTGTACGAATCTGTAAGAAAACGAATTCAATATCAAATGTAGCAAGTTTGTCTACATCGGTGATATCTGTACACTCTTTGATGATATTTTTAATTGCATCAACAATTTGAGTTTGATCACCACTTTCAGTAGCTAATAGAAGGATTTTCTCCTCCTTTACAAGAAATGGTCTAAAATTCACAGTTCTACCGTCAGACGGTAGTTTCATTTTATACTTAGGTACACTAATCTTAGGTAATGCCATAGAAATTCACATCAGTACATTTATTTAGGTGATACCAGTAACGGTTAATGCTGCGTTAATGATAGACGTTAAAAGTGATTGGTTATTAGAAGTTGTATTGGTAGTGACATTATCTAAGTTCGAACCAACAGTAAGATAGCTAATAGTATCAGTGTCAAACTGATCAGCAGTATAGAAACGGTATCTCTCATAATAAAAACCAACACTCAAAGTCATTGTTTGGGCATTAGAGTTATTTAATTGAACCGAACCGATATTATATGGATATAAATTTCTTAGTTCCCAAGCAGCAGTTAATTGGTACTTTCTTGCTAGTAATATATCTGCTGATCCACTTTCTCTTATAGCAGCAATTAACTCAGGATCACTAACTGCTAAACCTCCACCACCTCTTTCCCACTTGTAAATCATCATTTTAGGACAGACATATTCATTATAATATCTGGTATATTGCTCACTATCACTTGCCATCATAGTTGTCCATCTCTCAAAGAAGTTTCTTGAATATTGAGAGCGTGGCATTCTAAAGTTTATACTAATCTGACTATATGCTGTATTTGTTGCATACTTAAATGGTGATCCAACATAAGGAGTTTGTGAAGTAGTAATCTGCTTACTTGGAAGATTTACAGTATCAGCATAGTAATCAAGTAACATACCCAAATCATTAGTAGTTTGATTAACATCTAATCTACTTTCTGCTGGGTTTTCTAATAGTGGTCCTGTAGTCACATTAGCTACTTGGGATTGCAGCATCGGTGGAGACTGAAATCTTACCGAAAATAAATTAGTAAAACTAGGAGCATTGTCTTTGCCCTTTGTTTTAGATATAAACTCCTGAAATGAAGGATATGTTGCTGCTTGAGGATTTGGAATTGCCATTAGATTTTAAGTTCCTTTTCCGTGACTATCATAAATTCCCAACCGTGATCTTTACAAAACTCATCTGCTGCTTTAAACTTTGCTTGATTTACAGCATAAGTCATAACTTCACTTATATATTTTTTAGTGTTTCGCTTTTGAGTTTTTGGTTCTTTCGTTTGCCTTGATGGTTTAACTTCTGCAAGATATTTCTTTTTTCCTACTTTAACGTAAAAATCTGGAAAATATCTATGTCGTTTACCATCAACAGGTGAAATATAAGGTATAATAATCTCTTCACTAGCCCATTCTTCTACAGAAGGATGAGAATCGCACCATTGCATAAATTTATACTCCCATGAAGAGCGATATACCACGTTTCGTGCATCACCTTTGTATTTCCTGGGATTAGAAACACGATACTTACCTCGATATCTCATAAATACATACAAGTCACGTAGTATTTAGGTAAAAAAGTTGACAATATATCGTTACCCCCTAAGTCCACCCGCTACTGGAAACACTACTGTAGAGAATCCTACAAGAACAGTTGACTATGTAATGTTTCAAAGAAAGAGAATCCAATATGATGATCAGAACGGTTCTGCTTATTATGGATTGAATATTCCTAATAACACAGTTAAGATGAATAGCAATCCTGATCGGGTATATATCGCAATGCCTCAAAATCTCTCAACTCAGTATGCACCAACATATCGTCAAGTTGATGTAGGAGTTGGTGGAATGGCAGTAGCTACTGGATTAGGTGTTGATAGTTTTGATAAAGCTGCTCAAGCATTACAGACTGCTGCTAGTGATGCATTACCAGAATTTGCAGCTAATAATATGATGCAAATTGTTAGTGGTGCTTCACAGTTTTTAGGACTAGCAGGTAATGCTACTGCAAATGACATACTGGCATTGTCTAAAGGAAAGGTTTTTAACCCTTACACTGAGCAATTATTCAGTAATATGCAGTTTAGAAATCATATGTTCTCATTTAAGTTTTTTGCTCGTAATCGTGACGAATCTAAGGAAATTAATCATATTGTTAAATATCTGAAAAAAGGTGCTTTACCGATATATGGAACAGGTACAGCAACTGGTATTACTATTGGCGAGGATAAAGATAATGCAGGTTCTACCCTAATTGGTAATTTAGATGACAAACTGAATAGTATAGGAGCTGCCCGATTCTACGAAGTTCCAGACAAATTTGATATTAAATTTATTCGTTTAGATCCTAATGGAGATGGTTCAACTATAAGTGCGGATCTTCATCATAAAATCCATACATCTGTATGTACTGGAATTGATGTAAATTACACTCCAGACGGTCAATATAATGCTATCTATAATGCAGAACTGGGTGTAAGTGAAGGTAAACCATTACAAGTTCCTGCAGTTACCGTAAATTGTAGATTTACAGAAACTCAACTTGTAACACAAGGACAAATCGATCAGGGGTACTAAAATGTCAGGATATTTTTCTTATTTTCCTAATGTATACGTTGGTGAGGGTGTCGAAGATGATGAGGCATTCAAATACCGACTAGTTAAAAATATTTTTAGAAAAATTAAAGCAAGACCCGATTTAAATGAATATACAACTCTTTTTGAATCATATTCAATTAGAGTTGGAGAAACTCCTTCTACACTTGCAGGAAGATTATATGATGATCCAAAACTAGATTGGGCAATCCTCTTAATTAATGATATCACTGACGTATATGAAGAATGGCCAAAACCTCAAGACCAATTAGAATCTTATGTAGATGAAATCTACACTGCCGATAAAAGAGATGATATTCATCATTGGGAAACTAATGAGATTCTACTTGATGATGGTACACCAGTT